GTGACAGACCATCCAGACCACACTGCAATTATGGCCTATAGGGTCGCATTACGGAATTGGCCTGCTACAGATGATTTTCCAGATACGAAACCTACAATAGGTAGCTAATGAGTCCTTTAAAATATCCACCACCAGAGCAGATACCCTCTGCTGAGAGGCAGAGGATATTATATATTGAGGCCGTTAAAGAAATTGAACAGCTACGCCAAGCCGTCAATAACGAAAACATCGTGGCCAAAGAATATAAACACGACCGTGATGATTTGAAGGGCGAACTGAAGTCTGCTAAAAGGTCTATTGTCACAATGTCCAAACGACAAAAAGCTTCTGATGAAGGCAAAAAAGCGGCAGCCTGGTCAGGTGGAGCAGCTATATTTATAACGATCCTATATCAGCTATGGCACACAATCGGATTCCCTTTTGCTCGTAACGGAGCAGATAAGAAATGGCAAGTATTTTGGGAACATGAGGCAGTTTATGGTGCAATGGTTTGGATTATGACTGTGCTATTTGCCGAAGTGTATAAGGCGACCAACAAAAGTTAACATGAACCGTTTTTGGAGTTGGATGGACAAATTGCTAAACCGTAAAAAATTACAGGATAAGCGCAGTCCTAAAAATCGCTTAGATAAAAAATGGAAACAGAAGCCGCAGAAGCGTTACAAAGATTTTCTGAAAGCTCTGGCATTGGATTATTGGTAGAGCAATACAGTTGGTTGTTTGTAGTTGGTTTTGCGCTGCTCTTTTTGAAAAACTCAATAGAAAACATACTGGCTGGATGTGCGGTATTCTTTGGAAGTAAATATGATGAGAACCAGACGTGTTGGATTCAGGTAGGTGGCGAAAGAAGGCCGGCAAGGATCAGTAAGACAGCTATTACGACCACTACATTTTACGTATATGAAACAGATAAAGATGGGACTATTATTGGCGGCACGTTGCTAAGTGTGGCTAACAATGAATTAGGCGCATTGCGAATTGAACGCCAACTTGATAAATTAGATATAGGTAAACCTAAATGAGGAGGCTCATATGCCAATGGTTAAAGGTCAGAAGTTTCCGTACACTGCAAAGGGCAAGAAAGCTGCTGCAAAAGCTAAGAAGAAAGCAAAGCCTAAAAAACGAGGTAAGTGATGCCACAGAAAAGAGACCCCAAGCTTGCAAGGGCAGGCGTAAGCGCGTACAACAAACCCAAGAGAACCCCGAATCACAAAACCAAGAGTCATGTGGTTGTCGCAAAAAGCGGAGGTCAAACAAAGACAATCAGATTCGGCCAACAAGGTGTAAAGGGGGCCGGAAGCAACCCAAGGACGGCCAAAGAAAAAGCGCGTAAAAAGTCTTACTATGCCCGACACAATGCTCAGGACAGCAAACCATCCAAAATGTCGGCCCGTTATTGGAGCCACAAAACGAAATGGTAATCCATGGCTAAACGAGGACTATATGCTAATATCCACGCCAAGCGCAAACGGATAGCTAAAGGCAGTGGAGAGAAGATGCGTAAACCAGGCACTAAAGGTGCGCCTACTGCAAAGGCATTTAAGCAATCCGCTAAGACAGCTAAAAAGCGTAAATAACCCATGAAAGGCAGGCAATGTCAGTAGAAGACAAGCTTGATGAATTAAAGGCCAATCGCAAAGAGGCTCTACAAGCCTTACAGGAGGCCCAAACCCGTGTTCAGGAACTCACAGCACTCGTACAACGTCAATCGGGTGCTATAACCGCATTAGAAGAGCTAATAGAGCTTTCTGATGCAAATGACGCAGAAGGAGTAGATGATAGCCATGAAATTTCTTAACGATTTGAAGGATAAGTTAGGTAGTAGAAAATTAGGTGTTACGGCTGCAATCGGAGCAGCGGCAGGGACAGGGGCCGTAGAGGTAACTTGGCCTATCGCATTAGTGGCATCAGCATATGTGCTTGGGCAGGCATATGTAGACGCTCATAGCAAGTAGGCCAATCAAAAGTCGTGGCGGGCTTTAGCATATTGTGATTCTCTTCATGGGTGGGGGTCACGCCTGTCACGACCCCCTACCCACCTAATCAGATACTTCTACCATTTCCCGTAATCCATCCTCGATACATTGTTGAGCCAGTAATACATGTTTGCAGGTTCCTCTGTATTTATGGCCTTTACACATACATTGCCAAGCAACAAAATTATCTTTCATCCGTTTAGCCCACACCTCATATGGCTCATCTGGATTAGTCTGGCTCGCAATGACAAATTTTATCATAATCCTAACGGCTCCTCGTAATCAAATCGGGTTAACTTATCATAGGCTTTTTTGGCAATCACAATCAAAGTGAGGATAGCCACCGCCTGTAATCCTCTTTGCCCATATCGAACCATTCGCTTTCTTCGCTTTCTAATTTGCATATGGCAAAATCCTTTAAATCGTGGGTAAATAATACAATGTAAAATGGGACGTTTAATGCTTGGGCCACATGGCGTAATGACCTGCCCGAGAACTGCGTCCAGAGCCGATGCCGAACCGCCCTTTGCACATGCTCGTTCATATCGGGGTTTGTGGTTAATTCTAATACAGCCACAGGCTTGCCGTCACGCCATTCAATCTGATCTGCATCGTGGACAGCCCCTACGTTCCATTGATACCGCCAAGAACGGTAACCGGACGTTTTGTCTTGCCATCCATGTTTACGGTTTTTCATAAGTCACCGTCTACAGTAGCCTGCCCTGCGAGGACAGCAATTCGTTTGCGATAATGACCATCTCGTCCGTTTGCCACCCGGACCACAGTTGAGTGTCGTGGTTGTATTTCAGTCCCACATCCTTGAGCCTCATCTGCACCTGCTTGGGTAGCTCTGACGGTGGCCGTCCTCTTCTCTCGTATCGGATTGCCGCTTTGGGTCGGTTCTGCATTTTCCGCTCGATCTCGCGTTCGTTTCTTTTCATCCAATGTAGCTCGATCGCAATCAAACTGAGTAACGATTGTATCCTTGGTGAGCACTTCGACTCGCCCATATCCAGCATCGCGGAAATAACCTTGCAGGCCCATAGCGTGGTCATATTGCTGACTCTCGGATCGGGTGGAAGCTCCTCTTCTGGAAACCTTTTCCGCAATTCGTGAAGGTGCGAGATGTTTGGTGGTTCCTCGCTGAAAATCCTTAATTCTTTTATCGGTTGACCGTATTCGTCTTCGTGCATTATCTGCCATCTCCTGTAGGCACTGGTTGCTGACATGGATGTAATCATCATTGAGGGTTTCTAAAGTAAATCGAGGGATGTCTTTCTTTTTGTTACGCGCTAATTTTGGGTTTAAACAGGCCCAAGTCCATCCGTATTTGATGTCTTTTTTCATCGACATCTTAGTGCCGGACGGTAGCTCCAGCTGGTCAATCAAATCTACCGCCTCGTCATATGTATTCGCATGTCCTATCATGTTATCTCCTATGGTTATAAAAGTGGGTAGACCAATGTAGTGTCACTGGCCTACCCGATATGCCCCGAATGTGCCCTATGAGCGATTTCCCAAATCTCAACAGTCAGGACATATCAAATACCTTCAGGTTCTGGCTGTAAAAAAACCTCCAATCTTGGGTTATTTTTATCAATGTGAAACGTATGAATAAAACCAATAATCCAATCCATATTATCTTCGGGCAAAACTTTAGCCACCTGTAGTCCATCCAAAACATACTTGAGTCCGACAGCCTTATTATCTGGATCAACTCTACGATTTTTTAAATAATGTTCGCATTTAATCCACACTGGCCCTGCCACAGGTTTTAATCCCTGCGACAGAGTCTCAGCGTAGACTGTGTTTGTCCATCGTTTCTTTTCTTTAGCGTAGTGGCTCCAATGTTTTTTGGAGGCAGCAATCACCTGGTTTAACGATGGCAAATCGCCTGTAATAATTAACTTTTGACTCAAAACGGCATGTCCATAGGATCGCTATGAAACGCAGTGCAAGAAAATCGCTTATGCGACTCGATGGCTAATCCAGTTGCAGCAGACATTATCGCAGGTAGCAATTCTGACGTGATCTCAAAATTTAACCCGTTCGCCTCTACCGCCTTTTTGGCATTAAGTATCGTAGTATTAAAACATCGTAGTTGATGATCTGATAGACTGTTATATTGCCAATGGACGTACGCCTCACTACCCTCTGGGGGTGAATACCGCGCTACAATCTGACAATCAAAGACTACTTTTTTTTCTGGCGTAACGGTGGCGGTGATGCTAATGGTATCACCTGCCTTCAAATTGTCATGGCGCATCTGGTTTAGCACTTCTACATGTTTGTCTGGATGGAATTTGTAGAGCGTATTATTGGCCCACACAATCCACGGCCAAGCAGACAAATCTTCAACGACTAAGTCTGCCGGAACTCCGGCTTTAAAGCCCAACTCCGCAATCGTTTCCCTTTCTTTCGCGTCCACTATAAGTCACCCCCTAAAGCATCGTCCTCTTTTCCGTAGATGGCCTCTATCGCTCTATCTGCACTGGCCTCAGCCTCTTCGGATGTCGTCGGTGCCGGAGCCTCTCCGCTCTCAGGAGGTAGCACATCAAATGATTGGTAGCTGTATCCCTTTTCTCCAAACGGCACCATTGTGCGTTTAATTTGGACGGTCATATTCTCTTTGAGGCCGTATTCCATTAAAGCTTTATACAAATTTTTATGAGCAAAAATGGTTAGGCTTTTGTCGTCAACTCTTACGGTAGTGCGATACTGAGGTCTACCGTTATTATCCACGTTTTCTGCAAAATCTGTCCAAGCAAAAAAGAAAGTATGGTACTCTCCGTCTGGCAATATATAGCGTGGCTTACCACTTTTGCTTTCGGTCATTTCCTTTTTTTCTGCGTCTTTGTGCCACGAAACAATGGGTGGAAAATCCTGGGTGGGTGAGAAATCAGTCATTTTAATATATCCTTTAAAAATGGGATTATGAGGGCTGTAAAAACATACATGAGTGCGACAAGTAAAATCCACCTGTGGTGGTCATCCAGTTTCAAGCAAAGCTCCTTTCTTTGAGAGACAAAAAACGGCCAACAGAGGGTATCACTCTGCTGACCGTCACCATTTCACCAATCCATAGGAGGATTCTAATGAAAATATATAATCGTTCAGTTTCTTGCAAGTGCTATTTTTATGAATGCTGCCATGCTTTTCTATTTCTTTTTCCAACATGTCATTGCAAATATTAAAAAGCTTTACGTAATCGCTCCATGTTTCTACGTGCCTTACAATCATTTTAGATACAGGCACTAGGCCTGATTCCACAGCACTGAGATGCGAACGGGTTATACCTAATTGTTTTGCAAATTCAGCTTGGTTTAATCCCAACTCAGACCGTAATTTTGCAATCAAAATAGCCTTATCCTTCATTGTAAACGTCCTCTATCTTAAACACCTGTGTAGTGTAAACAAAATCATCCACTGGATGTGAGTAGCAATATTCTTTAGCGAGATATTCAACACGCTCTTTTAATCCAGACTCTATCGAAAGCATATTAAACACTCCACCTTCGGGCGTGGTCTTTCTCGGAAAATATTCTAATGGATTTTTATAAATCTCTGCAACTATCTCACGTATCGCACAATGAGACATCGCTTCCCAAGGAGGGTTATTCATTTCGTTGTTCAATCCGTCTTGATCTGCAATCGATTTTACAATCAAATTGAGTATCAGGTCAGAAACTAACTTATTCTTTTTATCGTGCCACCAATTTGCTTCGGCCATCCAATAATGCACATTATATGCATTCCATGACCTATGTCCGTAACAGCTTTCCATAATCAAAATCCTTTATTAAATGTAATCGGATGCATTGTCGGTTAGCTTATCTTTTGCATCGTAATATAGCATGGTTGTTTTGATATCCTTGTGACGTAGATGGGCTTGTACCTGATGAGGCTTTGCTCCACCTTCAATAGCCAAAGTACAACATGAATGCCGGAACATATGAGGCGTAATCGAAATGCCTATCTTTTTGCCATACCACATGACAATACGCCTAATCGAATTCACTGACAGTTGTTTGCCAAAGTTCTGATGTTTCGACATCGAGGTGAAGATGTAGCCATCTATTGTTGGGACATCGTAGAAGTTGCTGTAGGCTAATTCAAGCTTCTTGAGTGCGTCATAGCCCCTCTTAGGAATCTTCACGAACTGTTCAACCTGAGATTTTGTTTTAGGCAATCGCAATACATTATAGCCGTCTTCGACAATCAAATCGACCCATCGCATATTGGCTACTTCAGACCGCCTCAGCCCACAATAAACCATAATCAAAAGCATTGCATAATCTCTGGCTGATTTCAAAGAATTCTTGTGGTCCAGGGTACACGCAATCATTTTTTCAATGTCTTCACGGCTAATCGATTTGCCTATGACAGACGGCTCAACTTTCATCGATTTTACTACAGCTGTATCCGCAGGGTTGACATCGATAATCCCTTTCGCAATCAAACGCTTAAAAAATTTACGCAAAGAAGTAAGCTTTCGATTGATCGTAGTTGGCTTCCTTCCCAGATCAATCAATTCATTTCGATACTCTTCTATATCTTCCATCGTAATCGATTTGGCCTGATCCTGAGTAATTATTTTGGTTTCAAAAAATTGCTCCAAATCCACCTGGTAGGCCAATCGGGTTGAACTGCTTTTGTTTTCAGATGCAATCGAATCCAAAAAACTTTTTAACTCATCTTGGATTGGATGTTGTAAAGCAATCAAACTCATTATTCATCTCCTTCCTGATCAAGATCGAGGTCAAGCTCTCGTAATTTTAAAAACATTTCAATTAATTTGGGGGCAGCAATAGCCATGCGTTTGTCTACTGTGCTTTTTGACTCATCCCAATAGCTAACCCCTTCCTCATTTTCCATGGCCGTGATGTACATAAACTTATCCAGAGTGTCTTGCATCTCACTCAAGATTTCATCATCAAAAGGGACGATCACCCGAACCAACGGTCTGGCATATTTAAGCATGTGAAATGCTAGGTCATAAGATGCAATCAGTAGGGAAGCCTTCTCTTCGTTCATGCTCAATATGTCATCGTCATTGTACTTACCTTCATATTCATCATCATCGCTATCATTGAAGTTGACATCATCTATAATTCGGTTTACCATGGTACTCTCCTTGGTTGAGGTTCGTGAGGGTTAATTTTGGGTATAGAGATACGGGGCAAAAACAACCATGATCTCTCAGAGTCGTTAAATGCCCCGTATTATATCTTTAGTCACTATGTCTATCGACCACAGACTCCATGTAGCTCTCTATGAAGATTTTTGCCGTGTCTGCCGGAATGGCGTTTCCAACAGCCTTGAGGATATGTATCCGATTGGGAGTTGCATCAGCCATCGGGTATGTTCCACACTCAACTGGACGCCACTTTTGATCTCTACACCAGATGAGATCATAATTCCATCCTGAGTCATTCTGATTGTCTGATCCGCAATGTTCGCTATCCGTGGCACCGTGTCCAACCTCTTCCGTCCGTCCTTCCGTATGTCGATGGTCTTGAGATACGACCCTTGATCCTTGTGATCTCTGGCTGTGGGTGTCGGCCATACTGACAGAGTCGCTACATCCAACATCGTGTGTGAGGTGTGCTGTGGGTCGTTTGGATTCATCCATTTTTGTTTGTCTGTCGTCGTTCTCCTTGAGACTTTCTTGTCGGACGCTGTTGGCGTTGGCCATACTGACAGTTTCGACTCGTCTGCCAGATTGATTCCGAATTGCATTCCCGTTTCCTTGGACACTCTCACCGCTCTTCCATTTATAATCTCCACATTCCTTGGCCCACCGCCCCCGTCCGACCTCAGCGGAGTGGCCCAAGTCTTCAGCGACCCAGTAGAGTCGTTGTCTTTTGTGGAACCCTTGGGAGTGCGTGGTGCCTGCGCTGTGTGCTCCAAGACCGACCGCTGTTGTGGAGTAGTTTTCCTCCTCCAAGTTTGTTTGTAGCAAATCGATGAATTGGAATCCACCTTTGCCACTAACCTGCTCTCCAATGATCGTTGAAGGTTGGCACTCTTTAATGAGACGGTGGAAGTCTGGCCATAAGTGTCTGTCATCTGTATCTCCTTTGTGTAAACCTGCTTGTGAAAATGGTTGGCACGGACACGATCCCGTCCAGATTGGTCTATCGTCTAACCACCCTGCTTGGCGTAATGCATACGACCATACGCC